GTAGTTTCAACCGAAGTAAAGCGCCCAGTAGATGCAGTCGTAGCGCCGATAGACGCATTGTTAATCGTACTAGCAGCCGTTGGGTTGATCGTCAAAGCGCCTGCTGGAGAAATAGCTACAGTGCCAGTACCAGTCGGGCTGATTGTAGTATTTAAGTTGCTTCCGTTAACTGTGAGCTGGGTAAAAGTACCAGCAGCCGCGGCAGTTCCGCCAATCGCAGGAGGCGATGCTAAATAGTTACTGAAACCAGTGCCGCTAACTGTAGAAGAAGCAGAAAGAGTAGTGAATGCACCAGTAGATGGATTGGACGAGCCAATCGACATATTAGTGATTGATCCTGCCGTATTAGGCGCAATGGATACGCTACCAGCGGATGGTGCAATGGATACCGCAGTGCCAGTGCCTGCTGGTGCAATGGTCACAGTACCGCCAGTGCCAGTTGGGCTTAATTGGATTGTTTGTCCTGATGCAGTGGCGCTTACGTTGCCATTAAGCGTAGTGGTTTGCCCAGTAGTTCCAAGCGTAGTCGTGCCTGCTGGCGAAATGGCTACAGTGCCTGTACCAGTTGGGCTTAAAGTTATAGCAGCGTTAGACGCAATTGCATCGAGGCTACCTGTTACTTTATATGTATCAGTTCCAGGTCTGGCAGATCGTAATTGCCCTGTGCTTCCGCCAGTGCTTTCTAAACCTACAACTTCAATATTAGCCATTATTTAACCTCAAGCTGGAGTAATAGAATTACCAGCCGAATCATAAACAGTCTGAGGACAGGTTTTAGATGTGCCTGCCGAATCAAAAACAGTAAAAGGTGACACCTTGGTTACGCTAGAACTATCTATTACGTTCCAAGTAGTTACTGGTGGAGGCGGCGCAGCACCGCTACCACCAGAAGTAAGCGTAGCTATCCCGCCAAGGCCGATAGCTACCGAATTACGTATGTCAATACCGAAACTCATCGTATATTGATAGGCTTACAGTAAACAGTGCCAGTGCTAGTAAGTGTACGGGCGCTTACACGCCAAGGCATAGAATTGCCCGTTCCTTCAACGTAAAAAGGAACAGGTACGTTAGCAGGGATAGCCGTGCTGCTGGTAGAAGCAACCGCAGAAGGGCCAACTTCAACATAAATAGCAGCGTCAGACCAGACTAATACACCTTGAGGGCCAGCAGCCCAATCAGACGTATTACCAGCAGTAGTCGTAGCAGAAATGGTCTTGGTAGGATACGTAGTATCGTCAAGAGGTCGTAAAAGTTCCATTAGCAAATCACCTTTTTAGGCTATTAGCAGAAAGATATCACAATTCCGACCGTTTTCAAAGTAGATTAGGCCAAGAACCGAAGTTTATATAAAGTGGTCAAATAAAGTTCAACAATGTTGTCAATAAGCTGTTGTAACGACGTATCCGTCTTGTCCACAACTTCATACCGACATTTTTCAATTTCAGCCAACTGATCTTCCAAAAATTCAATCACATTCCCAGTCTTTTTGGCTGACATAAGCGAAATAGGGCCGATCAGACCATGACGACCCTGATAAGCTTCAGCAAACGAATCAGCATGGTCTATAATGTCTTCATAGAACTTCTGAAGCGCCTTATGCTTGGCATAGCTACGAGTGTTCAGATGAACGCTGTGCGTTACGTCACGGGCTAAGAACAGATATCCTACAAAATCGGCGGCTTTCACTGTGGCATACCTTGTGGTGGCATTTCTTGAGGCATTTGTTGCATTTCAGGCTGCATTTGCATAGTTTCACGTGGAGCGTTTGGTGCAACTACGTCGCCCGTATCAATCGCTGCGTGAATCGTACCCATAACGATATCCTGAATTTGTTCTGGCGTCATCCCTGCTTGTACGGCGCTTATGCGCTTAGTTTCAGCCTCGTATTCCTTAATACGTAGCTCTTGGGCTTCCATTGACTTGCCAACATTTTGCAGCATTGAGTGCATTTGCTCCATTTCTTGACCCATTGCTTGAATTTGCTGCTCTGCGGCCTGCAATTCTGGCGATTTGTCGCCATCTTCCAGCAATTTAGGATCAATTGTCTTGGCAAAACGCTTCGCCATTTCCTGAGCACCAGGCCAATCCATGTTTTTAACAAACAGATCGCCCGCAACAGCCCACAATTGTGGGTTGCCTTGCAGCAACTGAGACATGGCATCAAGGGCTTCTTGGCGTTTAGTAGCATAGCCAGGGCCAGTTTGAACCATAACGTCATATTTACCCACGCTTGGGTTGTAAATCTTTTCAATTACAACGCCAGCTTGGTCTTGGATGCTTTGAACAGGCATCTGAAGATCAGGGTTGATCTTAGCGTGTTTAACTTCACCATCTTCGCCGATAATACGAGCAACTCGCTGCGTATCATAGATTTTAGGGATCAAATCGACGATAATACGACCAACATGACGCACTGCACGGCCCAGATTATCAACAAAATGGTACGTACCCGTGTCGCCTTCTTTCTGACGAGCCAGAATAGCCTTGCCAGAACGCTCGTTTGACGTCATGCCCAGCGAAGCATTGTACTGTCCAGTCGCTGATTTAATGTCCTCAGACGCACCTGCTTTGGCTTGTAGCAGCCCGCTGGAGGCCATTGGAGGCTGTGCACGTTGAGGCAGGGGCAGAACACCCCCTTGGCCGTCGGTGACGTCTGGATTGACCTCTAAATACGGCCAATTCTGCGTATTTGCAGTCTTCCATTGATTCTCGTAGCCTTCAAATTGACCACCGTAGCCGATAAATGGGGCTTTCGGGGCAAGAGCAAGCATTTCCGCTTCCTGGGAAACCCAGTAGTTGTACATGCGCTGTGCATCTTTAGCATTACGAACCAGACCACTAATGTAGATGCGGCCATCCACCTCAAACTCATTGCCAATAACGCGAACAACAGGAATATGTTTACCTGCCCAGTCGCGTTCTTCAAGAATTTCATACCCGTTGATCTTGCACCATTTAACTTTTTGGCGGTCAGATTCACGAGATTTAAGTGGTTTGCCATACAGCGCCTTAAGCTGTTTATCTTCAGGCGTACCTTCAAAGGCAGTTACGTTGCCAGGATACAGGTTCAGAGTGGCACGGTCGTAGTCAATGTAAAAATACTCCGCAATACGGACTGTATTCTCATTTACCCATTGCGAAAGAGACTGATCGCCGACACCGAGTGTTTCTAAAGTAGAGATTGGAGAAGCGTTCGGGTATAGGCGATCATAGTCGGCTCTAGTGATGTCTTCAGTGATGAAGCACCATTTAGCGTCTGCACCGCAAGGGTCTTGGATCAATGGATCCATGTAGACGCTGAAACTGTTGCGGATGCGCCCGATTTTAATGTCCTGATCGAACGTATCGTCATCGCAATAGTCTGTCAATACGCGAATGTAGCCTTCGCCATACGACACTTGGTTTTCACAAGCAGTGTCATACGCTACGTCCGCATCGGAAATATACTGAATGTGACGGATCATACCGTTGAACACTTCAGCTACTTCAACATCGGCATGGTCATCCACAGGAATGACCTTAATGCTTGGGCGATTCTGGCGTTGGTCGTTCGTGACCTGATGCACGTGTTCTGGCAGCTTATTAACTGTCAGACATGGGCGTGCATTGATCGTCTGTCCTTGTACCGCGCCGCGAGTTGCTAGAACGTCAGCGGGCCATTGCCATTGATTGTCAGGGGAACCACCGTAAAACCGCAGATCGTCTAGCTCGTCTTCTCTCGACTCAGAGTAAGCCGAAATAGCCATTTCCAAACGGCTACGAGCAGTAGCCAAGACGTCCGCATCGCTCTTATCGCGCTTGCTTCCGCCCACGGCTACCGCTGCTGCTGCGGTAATTCCAGTGTAATCAGCCATTTAATATCCCAATCACGTCAGGTTGACGCATCATAAGGTATTCTTTACCTTCTAGCTCAACCTTTTGTCCAGAATACTCACCAAATAGAACATGGTCGCCGACTGACAGCTCCATCTCTTGCAATACGCCTTTGCTGCTCATTTTCCCTGGGCCAGTAGCGACAATTACGCCGCTTGCCAATTTTTCCTTTTTGACAATGATTAGACCTTGTTTCGCTTCGTCCTGTTCAATCAGTACGCAGTCGCTCAACGGTTTCATCTTAACTCGTTTCATTTGCCCTTCTTTTTAGCAGCTTCACGTTTGGTGGAATACGCAATGGCAACAGCCTGCTTAACAGGCTTACCCGCTTTAACTTCAGCAGCGACGTTCTTTCGAAACGCCGCTTTGCTTGTACCTTTAACCAACGGCATTATGCTGCGCCGTGAAGAATAGCGAAGTTGATGATGATTGCGTCTGTACCGATGTTAGTACCAGCCAAATTACGAACGCTAATTTCAGCAGAGCCAGCAGTCATGCTAGTAACATAAGCCAAACAAAGACCAACGTTACCGCTAGTCAATCCACCGCTGATGTTAACAATGACTACGTCATTAGCACTAATCAAGCTGTTAGTAAGCGTAAATGTACCTACAGCAGCAGCCAAACTAGTGCTGCTCATTGTAATACGGCCAGCAGACTTGTTCAAAGTCACGCCAGTAGTTTTACTGGTTGCTTGCGTTACCGTGCCTTGAGCAGCGGCAGAATAGCCAATTTCTTCACTGGCGTAACAAGTGGTAAATTCTGGATCAGCGTAAGCTACACCAGTGGCTTTAGTATTAGGCATTTAACTTCCCATCCAACTACTAGAATATGAACCACCGCCACCCGTTTGCATCGGACGACGGACTGATCGATCAACATACGACCTGCTTGCTACAGGGTATGCAAACGTTACTGCAAGCGCGTCGGCAGCATCTGGTGACGCCAGCCCACGAGCTTTAAGATCTTTTTTGGATTCTAACTGAATTACACCAGAAGATGTAGGTTTACTTTTTACCCCAGTTAAATCGCTTTTTAACATTTTGTCTTGTGGAATGCAAGCACTTTTTAACCATTCGCGCATTGAGTGCCATAATTCTGACCGTTTATTGAGAAACATAGCTGGGTTCTTAGACTTCCACCCGAAATTAACGCCTCTCACTTTATAACGTTGTTCGTTTAACCGATCTAAAATGCCATAGCCCAACCCGCCTTCATCCATAGTTACTAAAGTTGGTTTATATTCCTCAATCGCTTCGATAATGTGCCCAACGGTCGTCATCGTGTCGTCACCGCGATACCGCTTGATCGCAACCAAATCGCGCCCTTGTCGAACTACAATGACGGTGGAATCCATACCGCTTCTAGCGGGGTCAACTCCAATGACAATAGGCGCACTCGTATCCTTATAAGGCTGGCGTTTAACCGCCTCGTCAACCATCGCCGCCCCAATAAACTGGTCGTCCCCGACCGATGGGAACTCTCCATATACTTCCACTTTAGCTTGAGGCGAGTCAGCGCCATACTCGGATATAATCTGCTCGTAGACGTTCTTGTCGGTGTCTTCCACCGTCCGTGAGTCAATATTGCGCGACTCCCAAAAGTCCCGCTTCGAGTGAAACGCTTCATAAAAATACCCCTGGTTACGGCGTGGGTTACTGAACGCGAACCAATACCTATCTAAGATGTTCTCAGTAAAGAACCCCGCGCCTACTGACCAGATCGGGTCAGGTATACCCGACGCTTCGTCAAAGATCAGCATCATGCCTGCATGGTTATGCACACCGGCGTACGAGTCAGGATTCTCCTCACTCCACAGTTTACCTTCCGCAGCCCAGTAGCGCGTACCCAGCTTCAGATCACGCTCGACCAGTTCGGTCACCCACTTAGCAGGCACGACCTTAGTCGCCGAGATTTCCCACCAGTGGTTGTTGATGAGCATCGCGCACCACTTCGTAAGCTCACCCCATGTCACCGAACGTAGCTGCGCTTCACTGTTAGCAGACACAACCACGCTTGAACCTATGCGGGTTGACAGCATCCACAATATGAGCCAACTGACCAGCGCCGACTTACCGATACCACGACCTGACGCCACCGCCACGCGCAGTGTGTTCATGTCCAGTTTACCTTGGTTATCTATAATGTGCTGCTTGATGGTGCGCAACACCTCGCGTTGCCATTTACGTGGGCCGTGGAACTTAGCCAACGGCGTGTTCTGTTGGCCCCACGGAAAGACATACAGCACAAAGGCTTCTGGGTCGTCCTTTAGCGCAGGCGACCACAGTTGGGCCATAAGCGTCTGTTCTTCACTGGCACTATATATAGGTGTTTGCATTATTTAAGGTACGATCAACATGCTGTCGGGTTCGACTCTGGCAAAGTACGCCTTTAGTTGTTCTGGATTCCACATCGGGTTACGTACTTTAGATACGCCAGGTGTGAACGCCCATTGGCCGTTAGCTAACTTAGACCACGCCCCGCCAACGTGTCCTTCTACGCCGCTGTATTTACTTTCGTTAGAGAACGTAGGGTGATTAGGCTTCTTAAACGCATCAGGAAAATGACCGTTCTCCGCTGGGTTTATCCCCGCCTTAAACGCGCCTTGCAGGTCATAGTCACGGGCGTTGCGTTGATACTCAGGCAACGTCATCAGCCACTTCTGATACTCCTTTTTCTCCGCTGGTTTTAACGGCGTGTTGTACTTGTCGCTAAAGTCCATCGGATCGACCATTGTTGGCGGCTGGGCGAAGCTCGCCAACGCATTATATACAGGTGGCGCTAGTGCATTGTTTGACATCATTAACCTTTCAATAGTGGGTTGGCCGGTTCAGCGTCGATGGTCAGGCCCGTGCTGACACGTTCCTGAGCCATACGCAGGGCCTCGGTGATACTGATTTTGTGCGTGACGTCCACGCTGACCTCTTGTTTCGGCGTCCAGTCGTGGCGGTGATTGAGGATCGCCAGTGCCGCTTTGTAGTCGCCGCCCCGCGCCGCGTCAGCAACGACCTTAGCCATCTCCGCTTCAGCGTCCGCTTTGCCCTTCAGCGCCGCCATTTCAGCCAACGGGTCAAACTGGCACAACTGACGATACTCAGTGGGCAGCATCCCAGCAGCTAAGGCTAACGCATCACCTTTCAGCCCCATGCGTGAAGCGTTGTATATGGACTCTAAGCGTGCCTCTGTGGCTTCGAGTTTGCGGACTGTCAACGGAAGAGATTGGAACATGCGTGCGTTTATATCAAAAGAAAATGTTTTGCGCAAGCAAGAGTGGTGCTCACAGAGAGATTTGAACTCCCAACCTGCTGATTACAAGTCAGCTGCACTGCCAGTTGTGCTATGTGAGCGTGGGCATAAATGTCAAATATATTATACATATTTGTTAGCTTTGTGC